CGATTTCCATTATTCCATTTACTTGAATAGGAAAGTTTGGGGTAAAGTTTTGCGTACCTCTGCCGTCTCCACTTCCATCACCTATTGAAAAAGCCCCCCCGCTTGTCCTTTTACCATTTCCAGAGCCGTCCCCTATATCCCAGTCCCCTTGATACCAATGCTTTATGCTATTATCTGCGGTTGTACCCGTTCCTGTTCCTGTTCTGGCTCCACCAGTAACCGTAGTAATCTTATCCGCAAGTTCACCTAATGATTTTGCGAACTTCACCATTTCAGGGTTAGCCAAAAATCCACCATTAGTGATACTAAGATTTTTGTTTAGAAGTTGGTTATATTCCTCTTGGGGCAAACTGTCCCTAATCGCTTGTATCTTATCCTTGTTTCCAGATTTACTATTAAATATGCTTCCCAATGCATCATCAAACTGAACATTAATCCTGCCCTTCTTGAACATATCGGTTAATTTGTTAAAGAAATCGGCAACGTCCTTTAATGCTGGGGCTAATGCTTCTGCCCATCCTTGACCTAATGCTATCTTTAACTCTTCTATTGATTTCTTCAGGTCTGATATTGTCTGAGCATATCCAGTAGACATAGCATCAGAGGTAGCACCAAACTTCTGATTTACAAGGTCAACGGCTCCCCCCGCCTCTAACTGTGCCTTAGTCAAATCCTTTATTTGGGGCAATAATCTATCAAGCCTTCCAGAGTTTCCCGTATAGGTTCCATTCAATAAAGTAAAGCTTTCATTTAAGCTTTTGCCTGTGACATTGGATAGGGCAACAGAGGCTTTTGTTATCTTATCAATTTCAGCATCAGATTTGCCCAAAGTGGCAAGTTCTGCAACTAAATGCTCTAAATCCTCTTTTGAAGCTAATGTCTTTTTAGACATTTCTTCAATCAAGTCATTATTCTTTTTGAAACTTTCTTCATTATCACCTAATGCGGATTTTAACTGTATCATATTTCTTTGGAAAGTTCCAAAGGCATTTGAACAATCAATAACCATATCTTTAATCTTGTTGATTACTTCAAACGCAATAAATCCTTCGGCTAAATCGGTAACACCTTTTATGGCCGTTCCCAATCCTCCCATACTTTCGGAAGCGTTTTTAGCTGCCTGAGATACTGTTTCTTTTCCGTTTAGATTAACATTTACATCATGGCCCATTATTTATTTCCCATTTATTTTTCTATTCGTTTCTTCTACCCATACACTCTGAACAATCCTGTAAATGATAATATCAATTGCGGGTTGCTCTGAATAACTGCCCGCATATTTAAAAAACTTGAATGTTCCTTTGCCGTCCAAGAACAGGGCTACTTCATTTATCCACGGCTTCCATTTTTCAACTGCCCTAAACTCTTCGCTTTCCTCTGGATATTCAGCCAAACCATTAAATATATTTCTGGTTATATTTATTAGTTCTTCTCTGTCGGCTTCGCTAAAAAAAAATTATTAAAGTTCAGGATAGCAAAATAAATCTCTTCGGCAATATCCCTATTATCAAGAATACTCTTTATTGCTTTCTCGGTTAATCCTTCTTTTTCATCATCCTTATCATTCAAGTTATTCTTTCCAATGCCATATTTAAAATACAATCTGTATCTTTCCTCATTCTTTATTTCACTTTGGGCGGTAGATTGAAGCTGTAATAGTTCCTCCCCTGAAAGTTTAGAAATTAATTCTTCTTCTTTCATACCGGGATTTGCTTTATAAAGTTCCATAAGATTTTTAGCAGTTTTAGGGTCAATCATTTTTCTTTGTTTGGCAGTATAGGAATTAAGTTCATCTTGACCCTGAACAGAGAACTTTTTAGGATAGAAGAAATATTCTTCATTTTCATTACTTATACTTAAAATGACTTTATCCCCATAGAGATTTCTTGAAATAGCATTTTCAAAACTCATAAAACCTACCTTTTACTATCCTAAATAGTCCATAAAGAAAAACCCTAACCGTTGATAGGTTAGGGTAGGTAGGATGAACCATTTTTACATTAGGAATTATAAAGGGCTGTATCAGTATTTATAATTGTGACGGTAACAGGGGCATCATACTGTGAAGGTTGATTGAATACCCGATAAAGTATCTTCGCAAAAAGAACAGAACTGTTATTGGTATACTGGAAATCTTCAACTTGAACAGTAGGAAGATCTATAATCATTGTTTCTAAAAGTGAGTTTCCAAGGGACGCACCTTGAAGTATTATCTGCATAGAGAACTGGGTCATTGATATTAAACCCGCCCTCTCAGCATAGGAGCCAGCGGTAAGCTGCACAGTAAAATCGCCAGTTGCTTCATAAAGACCTTTCTGGACATAAGCCCTATCAATAGAGCCCATTCCATAGCCGTCTGAAATAAGGTTATTGGCAGATTTGAAACTGAAATCTTTAACCGTGCTATAAGCCGTCTTATCAAAATAGAAGCTTCCTGCTTGTGTCACTAAATCGCCATTAGAAGGAATGCTAACACCAGCAATAGCGGTTTGTCCTATGGTTTCGTTCATTCCAATAAGGTCAAACGCCATTTGAACAAATCCCTTTGTAGCACCTTGCATAGTTAAAGAGTTCGCATAAACACCACCATAAAGCATATTATCTTGGAAGCCTTCTTTTTGAATGGATAATGAAGGTCTTTCATTTACGGAAAGGTCAGGGGTAAAAGTATGAGCATAATCAAGCGTAGTAGTAGATTGGAAAGTGATTATTGCGGGCCTGTTAGCAGCTTGTGTTTTTGTTATTGCCACTGGCCCAGGAGTTGTAGAAGACGCACCAGAGGCACCAGTTATTAAAACTGCCTTATAATTGGTAAGCGTATTAATGTAGGTTACAAGGGCTCCTATTGTTGAATAGGTAGCAAGGGTAATAACCCCTGAAATACCGAAGCCAGCTATACCAGAGCCGTTATCCGCTGTCTCTGCCCCAAATGCTCCAATATTAGAAGTTATATTTGTAGCGGTTACAACCAACTTACAAGAGGCAGAAGCCCCGATATATCTAATGGATACAAGACCCGCAACCTGAACAGGGGTAGCTTCTAGCCCCAAGTGGGCTTTTAAGAGTTTACCATTTCCAGCATTTACCCTTGGGGAAACTGACATAGAACCTTTTACATCGGTGTCCAATGTATATTCGCCCTGTCTCATTCCGTTACCTAAGATAACCTCAGAAGGCTTTCTATCGTAATGTTTATCAAGGGAAGGCATATCCCTTATACTTATAGCACTGGTGGGGGTTACAGTAGTTCCCGCAGTTGTTTCTAATGCGAGGTATGCTTTTACATTGTTTAAATTAGCCATATTTTTTCCTTATTGTTCATCCTAAATAGTCTAAAAGAACTTCGCATAAATACATTCCGCAGAAACATAGCCATTGCTGAAACTCTCATCATAAAGTTTTTCACTTGATAGTATTGCTGCTACATCTATTGCAGTGCCTAATGTTGTATCTGCCCTGAACATATTATAAAGGGCATCCATATACCTCTTTAATGTCTTATCCATTATTAATTCATTATTGGTCATTCCCAAACTTACATAAATATCAATAAAGAAAGATGCCTGTATTCCTATTTGGTGGTATTCCTCGCCCAAGTATTCTGTCTTGATATAGTTTGTAATCAAGTTAGTTCCATTTGAAAACTTTGGCGTATTGCTAATCTCATATTGAACAGGCAGTGAAATCCTGAAATCATCAACAGTATTTATTTGATTAACAAAAATAGGATATTGAGTTTGAATATAACTGAATACATTTGTAAACGTGCTTTCTATTAGATTATACATTTAGCCTCTTGCCTCAAAGTTCTTAATATCCTTATTCACTTGCTTGTAAATGACTGTATTTGCTACGCTATCAATATTGCTATCAAACGGGAAAGTATTGGCACTATCAGTCATAAATGGTCGGGGTTTCAACATTGAAAACCTTCTAAATACAACTTCACCATCTTTACCAATAAACCTAATTGCTTTCTTATTCTTGGCTACTATAAAAATGTCGCTATCACTTTCATAAATGTTAGCCAGATGTACAAATGTTCCTTGACTATTTCTAACTCTATTACCAATCGTATAAGCTGCTTCCCCAATCTTCTTGTTTCTAAATGCTAAAAGTTCGCTTCTTAATACCCCTGTCCTCGGGGTTAGGTATTGTCCAGAAAGATAGTTTTTTAGAATATCCTTCTTATAATTATTGGCTACCAATCTAACGATAGTAAGCAGCATTTTAGGGGCATTGTCCCCAAAGGTCTTTAATCCTTCTTTAATCTCATCAAGGTTTTCAACTTGTATATCTATCATTATGTTGGGTTCTTATAATTATTAATAATCTTCAAAACGTGAATAGGTAGTCCAAGTTCATAAGAAACTGAAACACCATCTTTATTGCTATCCTTATTTCCAGCAGAATTACTATTTAATCTTTTCACATACCATTGTACTGCTTCCAAGCAAGCCATTTTTAAATCTTCTGGAACTGGATCATAGCCCGCAGTATAAACAATCTTTATAGCATTTGGCTGCGTAGGGATAATTACCGTAGGGTCAAAATAGATAATTCCCATATCATTATTAATCAAAAAATTGGTTACTTGTGTTCCTGCTCCCCAAACTTGGTTAGCGTCCATATAGACAATTGGAGTTCCAGAAATAGGATATCCATTTAAGCTAATCGCCTTGTAATAACCATTATAAGGCATTGCCTGATTAATGCTAACTCCCATTATATTAGGTTTCAAAAACCTATTATCAGAATAAGTTATATATTCTGTTATATCCTGCTGGGCAAGTTTTCTATGGCAGACATTTTCTATTTCTGTTGAAACTACATTTATCAACGCTTCCATTTGAACTTGTGCACTTGGCTGAGTATTTGTTATTGATTGAATGTATGGAAAATTAATAAGTGCATTAGCATTTAAAGACATTTATTCTCCATTAGTAACAGGTTCAATATAAAGCACGGCAGTTCCGCATTCAATCCAGGTATTCAACTGACAAGCAGCAATAGTTTTAACTTCGCCAGTATTGCCAAAATAAGGAATATCTTGAAGCAATGTTACTTTTACTGTATCTTCCATCTTTAATTTCCTTTATAAAAAAGGGAGGGGAGTATTCCCCTCCCTCATTTACTATTTCTATTCTAACTTAGGAAGCCGCTGTCTTTACCGCATAGAATGAGGTATTGATAAGTGGTGAACCCTGAGCATATCCAATTGCCTGAACTGCTACGCTTTCCTGTCCAGCTACAGTAATGCGGTCTATGATAAGGTCATTAAACATAGCAACGGCATAATGCTTCATATTTCCAAGCATAATACCAACAGTTCCCGCAGTAAGGGTAGAAGTAGCCCAGCTTGAAAGTACAACTGGAATACCGCCAATGGTTCCTCTTGCCATATATTCGAGGTTGAAACTGTTAGCGTTTACGGTTGTATCACCAAGCAAAGTTGCCATAACGTTAGGATGCATAATAATAGCCATATTCTCTACAGGGCAATTTAATACCTTAAGGGCTAATACAGCGTTAAGAACTGTGCTGAACTTGAAAGAAGTTGTCTGTGAAGTTCCGTTTGCCGCAGTAATAAGGTTTCCACCAGAAAGGGTAGCACCAACAGTAAATAAGCCATTGAAGTTACCAGAAGTGTTATTTCCAGTAAGAATATACTTATCATAACCCTGAGAGAAAGCATCAGCGAAAATCGCCTTTAACTGACTATCAATAGTTGTTGTCATTTCAGACAAACGGGAAACGTTCACTAAACTAACATAGGGATAAACCTGAAGGTTCTTTCCAGCAAGGGCAGCAGTACTATCGGCAGATATACCAGTGGCACCTTCAGAACTAATAGCGGGAACGGCTAAACCAGGGCTTAATACAGGGAATATTCTTTGATAATCATTTCCTAAAAGCACTGTTGAACGGGAAAGAAACTTTCCGCCGTCAATCATCGCTCGCACAATGTCGTCAACTACGTTAATCTGTCCTGCTCCGCCCTGTGTAAGAGCTCGGAGGGAACCCTTTCCACCGCCAGAAATAGCCTTACCTACGTTTCTCCATTGTAAATCCCTTTCACGCTCCGGGCTAATACCTACAAAATCAACCTTAGCTCTCTTCTCAATTTCGGCGGTTTCGGCTTTCATAGCCTCGGCTACTTGGCTTCTTACTTGTGTTTCAACTTCGGTCTTAATATTGGTCTTGATTTCTTCGATTACTTTCTCTGCTTCCATTTTGTTATTCCTTTTTTTATGTGCTTACTTACTAAATGCTTTTGCTACCATTTGGAGAAATCCTAATAACGCTTCTTCTGGTTTGTCAGTGAGTTCTGGGGTAGCATCGCCGGGCCCGCCCTCGGTTGTGCCAGAAGCATCATCATCATCAATTAAATCCTGTAGCATTGCGATATAACCAAGCAAAGCAGCACTGTCCCTCTTGGTTAAATCTTCCTTTTCCTTTCTCAATATTGTTTCTAACTTTTCAAAATCAAAATCTTTATTCATAACTTTTATGTTCCTTGTATGGGCAATTGTGTCTGAATATGCTGGGTCAGTGACACAAAAACTAATTTCATCTAAAGCAACTTCTTTTAAATAGTTGGTTTGTTTGTTTCCTTCCCGCTTTATATCTTGATCAATAATGTTAAAACCAAAACTCATTTGGTCAACATATCCACCCTTGATTAGGCTATATGTATTTCTTGCATAATCCGTATCGGGTAATACAACTGAACAGACAAGACCTTCAGGGGTATCAGTTAATCTTAAAGTATTATTAGTAGTTCTTCCTAATACCTTATCCCTCTGGTGAGAGTACAAAGCTTTAATGTCATTACCAGGGATACTAATAGTTCTTTTAAAGGCAGTAGGTGTAATAACCTCTCGGAACTTTCCATATTCAGGGTCGTATAATTCCTCAGATATTTTATTGTAAGGTAATATACCTTCAATCTTCATTGTATTGTCATCTGAGGAAATAGCCCTAATGTTTGCCTTTAGGTTACGGTTATACAATTCTCTTTTCATTTTTTGCCTATACAATAAATAGTCATTAGCCTTTATCATCACCAGCAGCATTGTGCTCGCTATCTATTGTTTCCTGTGTAGATACATTTCCTGCTTCAAGTTTTAACTTTTGGGTTGCGAAGAAAGCATCAATATTCTCTTGCGTTAATGGGTAATGCTGGAAATCAGCGAAAGTTATATCGCCAATCGGGCCAATGCTATCAAGCCCCATTCTTGCCTTTGCTTGGTTTATAGTGAAAATGCCCGCTAATAATCCTCTTGATAGATATTCAAGCTGGGCTTTAATGTCTGCCTCAATAAGGTCTGAATAATCATAATCCAAGAAAAGTGTTTGGCTTCTTTCAGTCGGTGTAAGAAGGGCATTGGTCAGGGTTTCGGCAATGTGATAACCAAGGGGCTTAATACAAGTGCTAATAAAGTTCCTTTGTCTCTGTTCCAAACTATTATAAGTATTTGCTTCTGTAAGAATGCTGTAAGGCAAGCCATAGAAATCAGCAATATGCTTTTCAGTAGCTTGTTTTAATGTTGCTAAATCACTTTCCGCATTAGAGGTTTGATTGATTGTATCAAGTGTTCCATTAGGAGGGCTTATTAATGGTTTGCCCGCATTCTGGGCACCAACAATATACTTATTTACCCATTCTAATAACTTAACATACGCTTTATCTGCATCTTTTGTTTCAGCATTTTCTTTATTCAAGGTAAGTATAAGCCGTGAACCTAAAGAGAACTGGAAATAATTTGCTATATACTCTTCAAGAACATTGTCCAAGATTATATATTTGTTTGCCGTTTCCCTAATGGCGTGCCCTATTGTGCCATCATAGCCATTCTTTGCAGGTATATGAACTATATCTGAACTGGTATAGGTCTTATCCCCAACTATAAAAACCTTATTGCCTGTGATTTTGTCCCTTTGGACGTTCACAGTGATAGGATTTATAATCTGCAACCCAATAACGTTCTTTTGACTATCCCTAATCTTATAAATAAATCCATTTCCAAAATGTAGAATATGCTTTATCAATGTAGAATAGAAAAGAGTAGGGCTTTCTTCAATGCTTGGATTTTGAATTACAAAGAATAAGCTATTGAAAACGGCCTTGGTTCTTCCTCCACCCTTTGACCTAATGTAAAGGGATAAATCAATGCTTCCCAGGGTATCACTAATCAAGTTTTCGCAGCGTACTACTGTTGGGTTATTCTCTGTGTTGAATGTAGACATTGAAGCCGAATAATTATAAGGAGACATTGAAGCAGAGGTATTGCCATTAGGGCTAAAAAAAGACCTTGTAAACCGTGAAATATTTTGGAGTATTCCCATTTTTTACCTTTATAGTGCTATCCTAAATAGTCCATTAATATTCAAACGCTAATACCTTTGTCATTATATCTTCTACTGAATAGTCGCTATCTTTATTGTCATACATCAAACTTAAACTCATAACAGAGGTATCAATTAAATCTATTCGCTTGTTTGATTGCCGATAATCCACTTTTTCGAAGTAGATATTATTATTCGTTCCAATTTCAATCCTCGAGCAAGATACCATCCAATCCGCAACAGGGTTTTCACAAATTAAGTTCGCTTCCTGAACGAAATTGATAAACCGTCTATTGGCTGGACAAATGCTATCCCATTTTTGGCTAAAATCTATTAGTTTTATTTCAGGTAGGTCATTAGCCATTTTCTCTTTGAAATCCCTGCTCATTGCTGGGTCTAATCCATAACCAAAGATATTATATTTTTTTGTGTCAATCTTTATTTGGCTTACAAGATCATCCATATTTATAATTCTATGGTTTGGCCCTCCACCCATTGAAGGTTTTATTAGTTTGGCTTCTACCCATTGATATAACTGTTGGTTATCAGTTTGCGTTTTCTCGGTTAGCATTCCTTTTGGTATAAAGCAAAGATGCTTGAAATAGTATTTATCTATCTCTGGAATGTAGAAGCATAGACTGTAAGCTGTATAATCATCCGATTTAGATAAGTCAATCGCTCCAAAACATTGATAGGATTTTAGTTTATCTTCGGTTAGATACTTTCTATATTTTTCATAATTGTCTTTAACCTCTTGCCAATCCTTATCCTTAATTCCATTAGAACTTGATTGGCTCCAAATATTGAGTTTATAAGCCTTGAAAGCAAGTTCTGCTGTTGGGTCTTGTATTGCCGTATCCCGTTCCTTGATTAATCCATCAATGGTTATTCCTGTAATGCCCAGGTTAGGGTTTGCCTTGGGATAGTTCTTAGGTTCAACCCAAGCATCATCTTTATCAAGTTCAAAGATACAAGGAAGGTAACTATCAGCAATGAACTTGCCCGATAGAATATTTTCTGCCCGCTCATATTCCCAAAATCCAGCATTGTTTTTATTCTTCTCGGCAGTTGTAATAGATAAGGCAATAGCCCCGCTGCTGTCCGTTCTTCCTGACTTGTATTTCTCAATCATTTCCTTTTTTTGGTAAGAAGCGATTTCATCAAACAATAAGAAAGACGGCTTGAAACCTTGGGCCGATTTGGCCCTACTTTCGGATACGCATTTTATCTTTGACACTTTTGAATGATAAAGGATAATCAAATCCCGTTCTTTAATCTCTATATCCCCAGAAGTAAATAACTCCATTAATTTAGGGCTACGCTTTATAAACTCTACTATATTTGTGAAACACTTCTTGGATTGTTCATAATCAGTGGCACAAGTATAAATCTCTGCCCCTTCCCTTGTTAGCAAGGAATATAAAAGCAATCCAGAACCTAACAGGGTCTTACCGTTCTTCTTTCCTATTTCAACCAATACATCAACATGTAAAGGGGTATTATCCTTCTTTAATCGAAATCCATAAATACAATGAATTAAAAAACACTGCCAAGGTTGAAGTTTCAACTTCTTACCAGCAAACTCATCTTGAAATTGAGTAAGACTTTCCAAAAACTTTATTATCTTTGTGCTTTCTTTATCATCATAGAAATAATAATTATCGGGTTGATTTGAAAGTATTAGTTTCTTTTCAATCAGTTCAACTAATTGCTTTTGCTTTTCACAATAGACAATCTCATTTTTATTTATTTGGTCTATATAATCCTGTATATTAAACACCTATTACCTCATCAACTACACTTCTTATTTCTTTTATCTTCGCTGCTTCAAATACAATGTTAGTTCTTCCAACAGGGGACATTGCGAAACGCTGCAATAGCGTATCTGTCATTTTAATAGACCGCATTAATGATTTATTCAAATTATCAATGGTATCCCTGTTCTTATCAGTCAATCTTTTAGACCTTGCTTCTGATAAATCATCTTGTATTAAATAAACTTCCTGCAATGCCAGGAATGCCAATTCCAATTCTGGTAAATCCTGAATAGAAATTAAATTTAACTGGCACAATGAAGGGATAGTAGCATTAAAGGCATTGATAGCCCTCTCGTTTGTTATTGTAACTGGGCAATCTATGCTTTTTACTGGCAATGTTATTTCTGTATCTGCCCTTCTACCCGCCCTATCTTCCCTGTAAGTTTCTTCATATTTTAACATTGCGGTAGGCTTTTTAGGTCTGCCTGTTTTAGCCATTCTGTTTTATCCTTTCCAAATCATTTGACTTTGTGTGTAACTGATAACATACACGCGGTAGGATTTTTTTTACCTTCTTTTTGAAATGGGGGTATCGGGTATTACTTGTTTATAATTTCAAAACATCAACAACCCAAATCAATTATCAAAACCCTATTCTTTTAGTAATTACTTTCCCGTCCAGTTATCCTCAAGTGGCATTTATGGCAGATAACTAATAGATTGCTTCTATTAAAAAATAAATCCTCATTGCCCTTTGGCCGTTGGATATGATGAACCTCTAATCTATTTTCCTTACCTGAAGAAGCCCCGCAATACATACAAGTTGCCCCCTCCCTAACCAAATCCCTCCTAATGGCGTACCATCTTTTATCTTGATACAGTTCCTTATTTGGTCTTTCGGCATTCTCAAAAGGTTTTCTAAACTTATGTTCAGGGAGTTCCTTTTTTTGATTGCTATGTAATTCACAATAACCATAATTATCTACCATCTTATAGCAACCCATGGCTTTACATTTATATACTTTCATCTTCACCTTTTGAAATATCTTGGCTGTAATTATCAATAATCAAAGAACAATTCTTTTTATTATCAGCATCCAATTTCCTAAGATAATTGAATGCAACCCATTTCATTTTATAAGTAAAACTCTTGTTTACATATTTGCCCTGTTCAATATGTTCTATAACTTTCAA